TATCCCGCGAGCGGCGATAGCTGACTGGACAACGCCAGCGGCCATCGCAGCAGTGGTCCAACTAATAGTCGAAAATGATGCGAGTCCACCCGTGAAATAGATGGCGGCAGTGATCGCGGCGAACTTCACAATGCCCTTTACTTGGTCACTCATGGCGCGAACCGATAAAGACGTGCCCGCCGCCGCAGATCCTTCGCACCGATCCAGTGCGGACCCTGTACTGGATCACTCGTGATAAGCACCTCCGCGTCTAGCGCAAGAGCGAGTCGCGGCATCCCGTTAACCATTCCCGGCCTGACGATGACATCGCCCCCCTGTAACTCGCTGACTGGCTGGCGTACCGCTCCGCATCCCTCGAAATATTTGCTCGCACTCGTGCCCATATCCTTCATCCAGGCTTGAGCCTCCTCCCGCGAGGCGTATGCGATGTCCATGAGCGGGTGCCCGAACACAACCTCCAAGCCCTGACGCATCAGCGTTCCGCAGTCCGTCTCGCCCCACGCCCACTTCATCCGACGTTGGCGGGCTCCCCAGAGCAATAGCTCGCACTGCCAATCAGCAACGCGCTTGACGCTCATTTTCCACCACCTTCACCGCCGTAGTAGTATGGCGTGACGCCGGGATTCGCCGTTGCTCCCCTTCTGCCCCAGTAGACGGGCTGGCCCATCAGCGCCGGGAGAGTTGAGAAGAACGTGTCGGTGGTGGCAGGCGTTATGTCGCCACGTGCTTGCATCAGCGCCAAGCTCGTCAGGTTGGTGCGGAGCATACGCCGGAATAGGTGGCGAGCCATTTCACTCACTATCGTCGTGGATACTTTGACGGTGCCCCGTGTGCCTTGATCTGATGGCGTGTGTTCGATCTGCCAAGTGGCGTTCATCAGGCCACCGAAAACTTCGATGGCATCGACCACGACCACGCCCGTACTTAGCAGGATTTGGCCCCAGTACAGGCGACACGTGCGACCCCTGAGGTTGTGGTCGAGTACCTCGGTGATCATCCCGGTATCGACGCCGGACAGAGATAGCCCTAGGCTCTGCCCTGCTGGATCTCCGGTCTCAGGAGGCGGGTCGAATTCTATCAGGCCACCGATGCCCGTCCACGTCAGGGAGTTCCACAGTACGTCACTAGGCGCGGTCGTATAGCGCAGCGTGGTGTTGGATGCCGCGATCTCGATGAACCAGACATCCCCGTAGCCCTCTTTCGCGCTGATCGCGGTCTGCATCGCAGAGGTGAGGGTGCGTCCCATCTATGGAGCCTCACGGAAAGTGACACTCAATCCTCCGATGAACTCGTCAGGCCCTGCGGTCGAGTCGGTGTAGTCGAGAACTACGGCGGTGAGCGTGGCTCCGGCGATAGTCAGCACCCCGCTATTGGTGGGAGAACTGCCTGCGACGATGGGAGGCTCGATGGCGAGGGTCGCAAGTCCGCTCCCGTCGGAACTGGCGTCAGCAGTAACCCGAAACAGCACGTCACAACCGGGGACCGTGAAGCAGTCTCCAGCCTTCATCACTCCCGTTTGGCTCGCGGTCCAACCGTAGGTCATAAGCGACGTGCCGCTCTGGGACGCACCGTTCACCTTCGGTGCCCCAGGACCGGAACCGTGCGCATCCTTGCCCGATCCCGGCAGGAGGTAGTGCGTCAGGGTACACGTCGCGCCCGTGTTGAACAGGTTCTCTATGGTCGTAAGAAGCGCCTGCACGTCTGCGCTTCCGGCGGGGAGAGCGGGCCAAGCCTCCTGCCACATCCGGCCTTGTGCGGCCTCTGAGCGCGTCTGGATAGCGCCGCTCTGACCCACGCTAATCAGAGACCCGACAACCTTGGGATATGTAACCCTGGCTGGCGGGACCGTGCGAGGGAATACAGCCACGACCTAAGCCCCCTGCAACTGGCGACGGTAGGCCGTCGAGTCCTTCGCCGCCGTAGCGATAACCTCCGCGATGGTTCCGCCTTGCTGCTTGATGAATGCGGCGGCTGACCTGCCGTCAATGGCAGAGACGCTGAAGTTGATGTTCTGGTTGACGATAAGCCCGCCACGCGATGCGTTCGCCGCCTTGCCCGAGAGTATCGGCGTACCAGCGCCGCCAGCAACGCCGCCAGCCGTGTCGCCCGTCGCTGTCGTTGCCGCTCCCTTGAAGCCAGTCATCGCTGTAGCGAAGCCGCCTGTGTCGATGCCGAACTTCGCGCCAACGCCCATGATAGCCTTGAACAAAAGAGCCCTCATCGCAAGCTCGACGAGTTGCTTCTTGATGGATGCGAACATCCCATCAAATGCATCTTTTCCGCCTTGCGCTGCATCCGTCATACGGCCCACAAAGTTCTTGGAGATGCTAGTGCCCAACTCTCCCATCTTGTCACTTAGGGATATAATAGTCGAGGCTGCACTGTCACCAGTGTCATCGAGAATCCGTGGGATATTTGCAACTGTCTCCCCGAAGTCTCTTGCGGCTGCCATCCCACCGCTGAACGCTAACCTGAAAGCCGCGCCCATCTTTGCGGCCTGCTCTGATAGCTCTTCATCTACTTTCTTCATCGCTTCTCTGTTTGCCTTGATCTCCTCCCACTCCGCCTTAACTCCCGCCCAGTCCAGGCGTCCAGCATTCTTCGCCATGTCCGCCACGTTCACAAATATCTCGCCCATGTTCTGAATGTTTCTGATCACCCCCAGAATGAACATCCCGACGAACTTCACAGACTCGACAAATACCATCGCCCACGCGCTGATCACGCCCGAGTTCTCAAGGATCTCATCCTTCAGGTCGATGAACTTTTGCTCGTTCTCTTCGAGACTTGTGAGGATCTCTTTGAACGCTGGCATCAGTGCAGTAGAGACGGCATCGCGGATCTCCAAGAACCGCGTCTTCAGCCTCTTGGCTACGTTCGCCGCAGATCCTTGCGTGCGGTTGAGGTCGCCAACCGCGCTCCCCGCCTTCTCCGTGATCAGCGCCAGGGTCGCAGTGGCCTTCTCCTGCTGGGTGAGGTTCTTCGCTACGGTCTTGCCTGTCATGGCGAACGCCTTGAACTGAACATCAGCCTCTAGGATGACCACGCCCAACTGCTTCATCTGTTCTCGCTCGCCTGTAAGGGCACTGTTGATGCCCATCAGCACTTGCTCTGTCGGCAAGTTGTTGAACGAACTCAGATCGCCTGCGAGCTTGGTGATCGCTATAGCCGCCTCACCCGACGCCTTCTGGCTGAAGCCCAACCCTTGAGTGATAGCACCTGTGGTAGCCACCAACCCCTTCGCTTCGTTAGACGTGAGGCCAGCCTTGGCGGCGAAGTTGTCGAGGAACGCCGACACCTCTGCGCCAGCCTCACTTCCGAAGACCGTGTTGAACTTCGACCCTGTCTCCTCAATGGACGCTCCAAGGTCAAAGATCTTCTTCGCACCCCACCCGATCCCGGCTAACGCCGCACCCGCCTTTAGCGCGATAGATGCCATGCCCTTAAGGGCACCTCCCACCTTAGCCACTGACTTGCGGAAGCCCTTTGTCCGCTGTTGCGCCCAGTCCATCGACTTCGCGAAGCCAGACGTGGCCGCAGTCAATACTACCTTCATCTCAGATAGTATCATCGGCTCTGCATCTTCGATTCGACTCTGGCGATCATGTCAGCTTGCTCCCTTTGCTCCGCCTTGATCCGGCCACGGGCGATCCACTCTGCAAACTCTGAACTCGACATCCGGTCCTGCAACTCGCCTACTGGGCAGCCCATCATCTCCGCCAACTCGAACCAGATCAACCGTTCGGCTCGTGATGGGTCTCTGAGTTTTTTTCAAGTTTCTCTACGTCATCACTCGTGATACCGGAGAGCCTACAACAGACCTCGAACAAGCGGTTGAGTGCCGTCGCGCTTTTGTCGCCTAACTCAGCCGCCTCCTTGTTGGAGAAGAGCCTCTGGCCCTCCTCGTCGATGGCTGACATCGCAACGAGTCGCGCACGCATATTCGCCATCGAGATGTTGCGCTTGCTGTCCATCGAGCCTTCCTCGAACGCGTCTCGCTCGCGGCCACGTAACTCGCGGACCAGCACATCGCCACCCCATTCTGGGGTGTCCACCGTTTCTTTCTTTAGGTCGTCTGCTTGTAAAATCTGGTCTTTGGATAAAACCATTGGAATACCTTTTCTATGAGGGGAGGGACTTGGTGCTGCATTCTACGATGTAGCTCTGACCAGCGCCGACGCTGCCTGAAACGTAGCAGACGCCATCGCCTGATCGCCCACTGCACCGCCGACTGGGTTGTAAGATTCGAGCACGCCCGAGCCTGTGTACGATGGGTTAGCGGTACCCACTGTTGCGCTCGTCGGCTTCACGACGATCACCTTTGGCGTGACGCCGATACCGAGGCAGGAATTTAGCGTTGCATCCACCTCCGAAGTAGCGTAGTCCTGCAAGAACTCAAACGACATGGACCAGTTGGCGAGTCCTGCCGCGTTCGAGGTGAATGCATCGCCCATCGCGGTGTCGTCCGTCATATTTTGGCCGGAGTCGATGGTGACCGACCGCACGTGGTCCGACAAATCAACTCCGCCAATGGTCACGCTGGCATCGTAAAGCACAAAGGTAGCCATGTCTTACACCTCCCCTAAGTAATCCCGAGTGAACATACAAAATCGAATGAGCCGCCGCCGGAGATCGTCCACTTCACTCGCCAGTGTGCGTCGGTGATCGCCCCCGCCGTTGACTTCATCTCAGCGCCGACAGCCGAGAACTGCGTGTGCGTGATGCGCGTGGATTCGCCAGACCAGTTGGACGGTGCGCTCTCAACGATAACGTCTAGGGTGCCGCTCGCGGCGGTCACGTGGAGGGCGCTGTACACCGATTGTGTGGCGCTGACTGCGCCGATGCTGGAGTTGGTCGCCGACTCTGACGACGTGGTGTATGTCGCCGGAATGACGAGGATCTCGCCCGTCACGCTTTTCTCGCCGCGACCTTCAGCACTGAGCGAGAACCCCATCATGCTGCCCACCGTACCCTCGCTGATGGGGTTGTAGGTCGAGGTCGTGACCTTGCTAAATATGGAGGGTGAACCTGCCGCCTGATCAACCGGGGTCACGCTCAGAACGGTGTCAGCGGCATTGATTGCCAACCCCGCATGAAGCACCGAATCAGTCGCGCTCTCCCAGAAGCCCTCCGCCTCGCAGTTGACAGACGACAGGCCACTCGCATTGGAGGTGAATGCGTCACCATAAACTGTATCATCCTGCGGGGAGTTGCCCATGTTCAGCGCGATAGCGTTGAAGCTCGACGCCAGGCTGTAACCTCCCCAGTAAAGGCCCACATTTGTCTGAACAAAAGTCGCCATTCTTCACTCCCGATATGCTATGGAAAAATCTTTTTCAACGGCAAATAGGTCCGCGCCCAGATCGAACTCCTCGAACCCGCTTTCAGGCCAACAGCCGTCGACCACCGGAGTCGTGGCACTGTCGGCATAATAGCCGATGCTTGCCTTGATGGTCGCCGCTAACGTGCGTGCGTTCTCTGGGGTGTCCGCTTGACAACTGAAGCGGAACCGAGCGATCACGTTGCCGGGGTCCGCGACCATCGCTGTCGGACAGAACTCGCTCGTCCTGACGAACACGACAAGCGGCAGGCTCGCGTCGGCTGGCCGTCGAATCGGATACACGCGAGTCGACACGAGATCGGTCACCGCCGATGTCGCTTGCAGTCGCGAGTAGATCACGTCCTCGATCTGGTTAGCCATCAGAGACCCTTCTTCACTGCTTTGCGGATCAGCCGACTGAGTTCGACCTTAATTTTCCTGTCGGCGTCCCTGCGCTTGCTATCGTAGGCGGGAATCAAGAACGCATTCGAGGGCGCGGAGCCAGTCGAGCCAGTGCCCGTCTTGAGTGGCTTCTTGCGCCACCTCTTGCGCCGTCGAGGCTTGGTGCCCTTTTCGACCATGATCCCGTAGAATGCAGGGAACTGAGACGCCTTGCTGTTGCGCCAGCCCACCGCAACCTTCGCCAGCTTGCTGCCAGACTTCAGCGTGATCGTCGTGATGGCACGACGCAGGAGCCCGCTCCTCTTGGGTGCCCGCGCCTTCGCTTCGCGCTCTATGATTTCCGCCCCCTGCGTCAATGCGTGCACAAGCGCCTTGCTGCGGAATCCCTTCGACATGGCGTTGAGCTTCTTGATCAACTCCTCGTCGCCTTCGATCTCGACACGGGTGCCACCTATGCGGGAGGACTTAGCCATCAGTCCAGCACCCCCGTCCCGGTCGTGCAAAGGAACTCCAGCCAGCGGTTCTCTTCGTCGACGTTCACCATCGAGATGATGTCGTAGATGGTGCTGCCGTTCTTCATCCGCCAGCGGTCAGGCTCCACGTCCGTGATCGTCGCGTCGTAATGTGTACGGATCTTCAGGCCCTGAGAGCCGAGCACTGCGTGTGCGTCCCAGTACTCGCGGCCCTGTAGCGGCTCGACCTGACAGAACCTCTCGCCCTTATCGGTCCAGTCAGCTTCCTCGAAGCCGTCCGTGTCCTTCGTCCGCGTGTCGCGCTGGAACATCAGCTTCGTGCGGAGGCGGCTCTTACGTGCCATCCTAGTACCTCTGGAACCGTTCGGAGTCGATGAGCCTACTCACGCCCAGCGGTAGCTCTGTCGCTATCGTGCCCGTGATGACGGGTATGGGCTGGTCGAAGAAGTACGCTGCGGTCATGCAGACGGCAGCAGCAATCGCCGGAGGCACATCGTCGGCGTCCGCACCGTAGCCCGCCGAGAACTTGATCTCGATAGGGTTGGGACGGTCCATGAGGTCAGGCCAGTCGGCGTCCTCGTTCAGCCATACAACGCCGGGGTCGCCTCCGGTGCTCACCGTGTAGCTGCTTGCTGAGAACGTGTCGAGGGTCTCGGTCACGTCTCCGTAATACTTCACAGAATCGACCGAGATCAGCGGTGGATATGGAAGCTGGATCTGCCGTCCCGGCCAACGGTCGAGGTGCAGCGTGTAGACGGTAGTCGTCAGCGCCCTGCCGAGGTCAGCGGAGACCGCACCGCTGGCGCTCTTGATAAGCTCTTGGATCGTCGTGTCGAAGTCGCGGACGTTATCGAGCCCGAGGCTGCGCTTGACGCGGTCAAGGCTGACAGGCTCAGTGACTGCCGCCGTCGTGGTGACGATCCGATTCCACGGCGTCTGCTGATGCATTAGCTCAACGCATCGACGAGGTCACGCTTGAGCACAGCGCCGCTCTTGCCGCTGCCGCTGACGTTCAACCGTCTCCGCCTCACTTCAGCTTCAAGCTCTGCGCGAGTCATCTTGCCGACAGGCTTCGACGACTCTGGCGTCTCTGGCGCGGCAGGCGATGAGATGTTGTGCTGACCGAACGTCGCTCGCTCCGCCTGACCCGTGGAGATCATCGCTTCCGCGAGATCGTCCCTCTCGACATAGACCTGACCAGCAGTCGGCCCGTCGAGTCGTACAATCGCGATACCCATGTGCAGTCCTCCCTCAGTTGAGCAATACCTGACGGGGGGATTTTGAGGCCCCCCCGCCAGTCATTGTCGTTGGTACGTTAGGCGATAGCTGTCGGAGCTTCGACCTCGGCGTACCGAGCACCTGAGAGCACCACGATGATAGACCCAAACGTCGCCACGCCGGGATCGGACATATGCACAGTAACCCACTCTGAGCCGTCAGATAACTCAGTGGCGTCGAGTTCGATTATGTAGAAAATGCCGTCCGTCGTGGCTGTCGCGAATCCACTTGAGGTCGCGGCTGTTCTCGCGCCCGTCGTGTCTCCTGCGGCAGTCGCCTCACCGTAGTAGCTGAAGGCGATAGCAGTCGCACCGCTACCTGACGCATCAGTGTTCTCCTTGACGGTGACCGTACTGGCCGCACCCGTCACGCCCAACGCGATGATGATAGAAGCGTGGGAGTAGTTCGCCATCGAAAACGCATCCGATGTCTGCGCTCCGGCGTCGATGTCGACGGGAGCTACACCGAGAACGAGATGGCCTTGCCCCTCGCCTATGCTAAATCCTTGAGCCGCCATAGTCTTCTAGCTCCGTGTCGCAAGGTTGACGAACGGCGACAGCGTGTTCGAGCCGTTGGCAGGCGTCAGTGCGCTGTTCCAGCTAGGCTGGCCGTCGCATCTGAACATCCACCTGAATGCCCGTTCGTCATAAAGGAATCGAACACTGGTGGAAGAGTCAGCCCTGACCCCACCCTTGTCGATTAGGAAGTACTGCGAGAGATCGAGCAATTGCACATCCCCTATGGTCCCAAGCGTCGAGCAATACTCGGACATGATCACGGGACGGTTGAACAGTCTGCTGTAGGGCGTGTCAGACAGCCCACCCGGCGGAATGTACAGAGCGTTCCCGTTGGCATCAGCCAGAGCCGTCAACTGAGGCTCTGCGTCCTGATTGATCAGCCACACGGCGTTCGCCCTGCTTGGTCCCCAGAGCCTCGACCACATCTTCTCGATGTTGCTGGCGTTGATCGTGGTCGCCGTCTGCCCAGATTCCTTCGCCTGCGTCACCACGGCAGCAGAGTTGCTGATGCCGAGTGGCTGGCCTGAACCGCTCCCGCCGAGGATTGCGTCCTCGACCAAGAACATGATCTCCTGCGGAACAACTCGCTCGACCATGCCCGCGAGTGCGGTCTGATCCATGAGGAGTTCTTCGGTCGCATAAAACAGGGCTGCAACCTTCTTCAACGTGAGTTCTTGCTGACTGAAGGTTGGGTTGCTGGCGGTCAGTGCTCCTGCTTCCGCAACCCAGTAGGCTCTCACGCCGCCCCAGCGCGATCCTGCCGCTCTGGAGCTTTCGTCGACCACGTTGTATTTGAGGCCGTTCGCGTTTGGTCCGATGGCCTGCCGCGTGACCCGCGAAGCGATATCGCCGATGCTGTAGACGCGCTCTGCGATCTGGTCGTTGAAATCCTTCTGCACCAGATAACCTCCATCCGATGCGACGGCTTCGCTTGCACCCGATGCGCGAACCTCGCCATTCGGATCGCCGCCACGCTCCTGCAAGAACGAGAGACGCTTGTCGATGTTCTCGTAGCGGCTCTCAGGGTGCGATGCGTGGGCAATCGCCTGCAACTGCTGCCCGATGTTGTCGAAACCCTTCGCGACTGCGCGGTCGTGGCCCACTACGATCTCGCGGGTCTGCTCTGGCTCAAGTGCCGCTGTCGGCCCAACTGACGGCGTCGATGGTTCTGCGAGCCCTGCGGATACTACCGCAAGGTTGTCGGCGCGTTTGATCTGCGCCAAGGCACCTTCGAGTTCGATGAAGCTGGAGTCGTATTGCTCCTGCTCGTCAGCACTCAGGGTGCGGTCTTCGGATTCGGCGCTGCTCAGAAGCTGTTCGCAACTAGCCTTTAGCTCACGCGCCTTCTCGCGAATGTTCATTGGTCCCCCCGGTTATGTGTGCCGGGGGAATAAAAAACTGCCCCAGCACCACGTAGAACTGAATGTGGTACGCTGTGGGCAGTCGCGTTCGAGCAAGCGTCACGCACTGTCCTGAGAGAGTCCCGGTTGTCGTGGGCCGTCTGCCCCCGCCACCCTCTCCTAATATCCTGACACCAATTTACGGCGACACCGCCCAACGGGTCAACACGACCTCGAAACGAATGTGGTCCCATCCCTTGCGTAGGGGACAGGTGTCCCCCCATATTCACTGCATGGACAACAACCTTCGCAACAGGAGCACCGAGATGACCGACACGGCAATGACTTTCGAGATCACACGGCGAAACGAACTTTTCCACGATGGCTACTTCGTGGCGCGGTTCGAGACCGAAGCGGCTGCCGCCAACATAGCGGTACGCTTTGCACAGGACGCCGATGCGCCATACCGGATAGAGTATCACGCCATCCGGTGGGAGGTCTGAGATGGTCACCTCCACCCCGCTCGCGATGACCGACGCCACG